GGTCAGTTGCGATCAGGCCGAATGCGCGAACAAGAAGTTCGGTTGGAAAGTCGTGCTGTCTGGATCATCTCAAAGTGACACGGTGCAGTGGGTACGCAATGGCGGTACGAATCGCTGGTATATCGAAGACAAAATCGACAACGACCTGTGGGAGTTCACCTTCCCTGCTGGGCAGGATTGCTTTAAGAAGCATTACGCACAGGACATGGTGTTTGACATAGGTCGGTTTGAAACAGGTCGCAGTGCGATCTGGTATCCCGATGGGGATGCTTTCGTTGGGGACTCAGATGCGCATTTGAGGAAGCTGAAGGAGGCTATCAATGGCTAAAGAATCAGGTATAGGAATGAGTATCGCGGTGGATGACAGTGGTGGGTCTGCACGTACTATCTCGAATGATATTACGAGCTTCGATCTCAGCACTCCGAGGAATATCCAGATCGTGACTGGTATAGACAAATCAGCAGAGGAGCGGTTGCAGCTCCTGGCAGATTTCACCATCACGCTCAATGGTGTATTCAACGATGCTTCAAACGTGGCTCACGCAGTATTTTCAACAGTTCCATCCAGCTCAGTAGCACGAACGGTGACTATCACTGTCAGTGGTCAGAGCTTGCCCAATGAGACGTTCTTCAATGACTACGCTCTCTCAAGGCCAGCATCTGGTGAATTGACGTGGAGTTGTCCAGGAACGCTGACTGGCGGAACTGTACCCACGTGGGCATAGCCGTGGATGACTAGGATTATTGCGCCTCCTAGTCACTCCCAACGGTAGCCTCGCAGGGCTGGCGAGGTTAATAAGTACCAGCCCACCAATACAACCGAGGAGAGTGATGCATGACCTCAAGAAAGCAAGAGGGATTCAGAGTCACCAGACGGACAGCAACGATTGATTTTGCCGAGGACTCACCGTGGCACGGTGTCGAGGCAAGCGTCGTCATTTCTGTGCCATTCGAGACTCTGTTCTGGTTTCAGCGCAACGCGAGCAGTGATGATCCCGAAAGCAGTCTGACTGCGATCAAGCGATTTGGTGACGACTACCTGATGGAGTGGAATGTCCAGGATGAAGAGGGCAATCCATACCCAGCGACAGGCGATGGCCTGTCATCGGTAGATGACACTGGATTGGTAACAAGCCTGATGTCGGGGTGGATCGAGGCGGTGGTAACTCCGCCCGACCCTTTATCCGTCAGGTCAGGAAATACGGATTCATCAGCGGAGGCGTTGATAGCGGAACTGGAGAAACAGTCAACGCCCCTTGGGAGCTAGCTGAGGCACGCATCATAGACGGCTTGTGTCAACGCTATTCGTGTTTACCAAGCCAACTGTTGCAAGAGGACGCAGATTGGATATTGCACGCACACGCACTGATGCGTGAGGCAGGGGATATGGACAATGGCGAATGACGTAAGAGTCACGCTTGGAATGGATACTAAGCAAGCTGATGACGCCTTAAAAAAGTATCAGATCAATGTCAAAAAAGCTGGACTCGCCCTGTCTGCAATCGGTGCTGCTGGTGGCCTAGCAATTAAGCAATTTACGTCTGCTGCATTGGAACAGGAAAAAGCTCTCGCTGGTGTACTCAATTCGGCACGTAACACTGGCGAGGCGATGGCAGGGTTCGAGGATGAAGTCCTCTCTGCCACTGCTGCACTGCAAAATAAAACTAACTTTGGAGACGAAGAACAACTGCGCGTCCTTACTAAGATGATTCCAGTGCTGGGATCGACCGAGAATGCACTGGCTGCATTGCCAGCGATCATGGACGCAGCAGCAACCACTGGTCGTGACCTCAGCTCACAGTCTGAAACACTGACAAAAGCACTTGCTGGGCAGGTACACACTGCCGAGTCGCTTGGTATTAAATTTGACCAGAACGCTGATTTTCAGGAACGACTAGCGGTGGTTATGGGATTAGTCAGTGGAGCTGCTGAAGCGCAGGCTGATCCTTTCACGCAATTAAACAATTCTTTTGGTGATATGCAAGAGCAGATAGGAAAAGAACTGCTGCCAGTCCTAGGTAAGTTCGCAGATATGCTCAACGATGCAGTCAGTAGTTTTTCATCTCTGAACCCAGCACTAAAGCAATTCATTGCCTTTGGTACGTTAGGCGTCACTGCCTTCGCTGGTCTGGCTGGTGCAACAATACTCTTCGGCGTTGCACTCAAGGGTGTACTGGCTACGTCTATAGCCTTCATTGCTACTCCTGTCGGAGCTGTCATCATAGCAATCGCTGCTGCCGTCGCTGGCGTCATTGTCGTTTGGAAAAATTGGGGAACGATAGTTGATTTTTTCAAAGAGCAACTGAACAAAGTCATCACGCTCATCAACGATAAATTCATCGGCTCTGTCAACAACATGATTGAAATCATGAACAAAGTTCCGTGGGTCGAAATCGGGTATATAGACAAGATAAAAACATTCGAAACCAAAGTGGATGATGTTGCCGAAGCGATCAAGGAGACATCAAAGACGGTGGTTGACGATGCGATCCCATCATTCGAGGGTTTGAAGGACTTGGTTGATATGTCTGCACAGCAGATGGCAGCACTAGAGAAGGGCATTGAATCCCTCAAAAAACCTGTCACTGAAGAGGACAAAGCACAAGATCGTCTATCGAAAATCACTGAGCGACTCGGCTTGAAAACAGGTGCGTTGAACGCAGAAGTACAAGCACTGGTAGACACAGGATTTTTCAACCTACAAGAAGCACTCACAGAGATTTCACGAAAGTATGAAGGTCAGTTTGCAGAGTCACAGCAGCGTGCAAAAAACGGCCTTGTGTTGTTTAACAAGGAATTGGAGAGGCAACGACTTGAGGCCGAATTAGGCGCAGAAGCACTAGACAAATTGATAGTGGCGATGAAACAAGCCAATGCAGCAGCAGGCGGTGGAAGTGTAGCTCCTCGATACGATGCGTCTATGACTCCTGCGGATTTGACCCCAGAAAAATTAGCTGAACAAACAGGAATATCCATTGCTGCTGCAAGGAAACAATTAGAGGATTTTCCGCAATTTGCAACAGGTATTACCAATAACGTCAGCGTCACAGTCAACGCCACAACAGGCGCAAGTGCCGACGAGATTGCAAAGAAAGCAGCAACAGAGGTTTCGAGTGCATTAGGTAGCAGTGCAGTGAGTAGTGAAAATACGAGGAGTAGCTGATGGCTTGGAGCATACAACTAGAAAATTCTGCAACATCACTCAATCTTAATGATGGCACTGCCTTCAAGGTATTGATGGGTGGTGTTGATGCACCATCTCCTGCATTGCGCACTACGTTCGCAGGGGAACGTAATCTGTTTCGATCTGGATCAAGGCTGATCAAGCAGGCATACGACAACCGCACCGTAACCTTGAGTCTTCAGGTGTTCGGCAGCTCATCAGATACGCTCGCAACCAACGTGGAATTGCTGGAGGCTTTCCTGCGTCGGGCGCATGAGTTCTCAACATTCGGACTGGGCAGTCAGGTCAAGCTGAAATACCAGTGGGACTCTGCTACCAATCCTGTGTACTTCCATGTGATAACTGGCACGTTTGAGCCAATAACGGCAGCGCAGCATGGAGCTATGCTGCAAGTAAACAAAGACCTCGTCAACGCATCACTCACCCTGCTATGCGAACCATTCGCGTTCGGTGCGCAGGAGACAATCCAGAATTATGTCAGAAACCCATCGTTCGAGATTGCTGGTACTGCCCTAGCCGACTGGACGCAAAACATAGATGCAACTGGTGCTACTGCACGAGATACTACGAATGCCAAATATGGCAATGCAAACCTGAAGCTGACCATGACCAATTCTGGTGGCAGTGGTCAGGTGGTAGAGCGCACACAGACACTGGCAGATGTTGATGCTGGCGAGATATGGAGCTTTGGTGCATGGGTGCATCTGACTGCATTGTCGAACTCGAAGGCTGGGCTGGTGTTGCTGTATAACGACGGATCAGCAACGACTACCACTTCCTACCGTACAACCACCACGTCTGATTGGACATTACTGTCTCTAGAGAATCAGACCGTGCCGTCTGGTGCTGGTCAGGTGATAGTCAAACTACGACTCGAATCGACGGCAGGCAGCGCGACAGGCACGTGCTTTTTTGATGCGGTAACTGCGGTGCAGGCCACCTCGCTTCCGACCGCATTCGCATCAAGCTACGAGATTGCAAACAATTTGGAGGATTCTGGGCAGCTCTTCACAAACTATCTTGATATATACAACGTGCCAGGAGAAGTGCCAGCCACGCTTCAGGTGTATGCAACCGAGAACGAGAACCACACAAAGTTCTGGATGGGTGCAAGGCAGGCAGGCAGATTGTCAGATGATGTGTACTTCGAGAATAGTGATTTTGATACCTTCCAACTGACCACGACCGATGCAGACTCCAGCTCAAACAGCTATGGAGAAACGCACTTTTATCCAGTCAAAAATGCCACATCGAATGGAACCGAGACATCGGATGATGACAGCGTGACGCTTGCACATACCGTCCAGTCAACCTATGGCAACAGGATGATCCTGGTCTGGGTGGCAAATCACGACAGTGGAAGCGGTGCTGTCGCTCCATCAAGCGTCACCTACGCTGGTGATGCGTGTACCAAAATAGTGGATGAAACTGACGTCAACAGGTCAACAAGCCTCTGGTATAAAGTTGCACCAGATACAGGCAATAACAATGTCGTTGTGACATGGGCTTCTGCGCAGAATAACAAAATCGTGTCGGCTACTGATTACTATGGCGTAGACCAATCATCTCCGATCAGGGGAAGCACCGATGCAAACGGCACAGCAACCTCTGCAAGTGCGAGCCAGACATCAGTTCGCGGTGATATTGTCGTTGCTTTGCTGGCGCATAGCGTAGCGACCGCCTCGGCTCCAGCAGCAGGCGAGACAGAACTATTCGATCAGACCGCTTCATCTAATCTGCACATGGCTGGCTACCAGAGATATGCAACTGGAACTAGTACAACGATGGCTCCCACATGGAGCGGAAGTTCTGGATATTACCTAATTACAGCAGCAATACAATCTGCGACAGGCGTGACAAGTACTGCATCAACACCAGTTGTTTTGTCAGAATCAGTGACCACGCCACCCAGAGGATTATTCAGAGTTTTGGCTAGGGTGAATGAGCAGGGTTCTTCAGCAGATGTACGACTATCAATGGGCTTCTCACAAGGAGCGGTCACATCCGATCCATCTGTTGCTGGTGACTACATTGCGCTAGATGGGTCGAATTTCCACATTGCTGATCTGGGAACAGTGACCATACCAATATTCGGAGTACCAGAGAACACGGACGCTGGTGCGTTCACGTTGCGCATCAATGCATACGATGCCCAAACCACG